TTGCTGCTGTCTGCGTCAGCAAAGCGCACATCAGACTGCGCGTTCAGCGTGATGTCACCCGTAAATGTCGCGCCAGACAGGGCAGCCAAGCCAAAATTGGTCTGGACCGGACCAATAGTGATATACCCGTTATTTGCGGAATTTCTAAGCTTGTAGACAGCAGGGGTGGCCGATGTATCCACAAAAGGCTCAAACGCCACCTTTGTGCCACTTGGCTCGCTTGAACCGCTGTTGTTGCTAGCGATGGCAGCCAGCACAGAGTTCAGCTCTGTTCTGAAATTCGCGCCTGACTGATTACTGAGGGTTTTATCGGTGGATTGAGCCATCAGGTGATCTCCTTGCCGTGCCCAACGGCTTGATAGTCGAATGTCCTATTAAGCACTGTAGTCGCATCAGCAGCAAGGAACTTGATGGTGAATCCGGTTCTGCTAACGCTGCTCAACTCGAAGTAATCACCCGTTGCCATGTTGGTTGCCGTAATGGTGATGCTCGGCGTGCTGTAGAAGGCAGACGGGAACGTCACGGCTTTTCCGCTTGAGCTTGTGCCGCTGCTGATGTTGCGCTGCTGCTCTGTGCGGCGCTGGAGCTTTACTGACACACCCAGGGTTTCGACTACAGGGTCTTGAGATTCGTTCCCCGTCTCCATCTCAACCTTGAACTGGAAACCGCGCCCGCGCTTGGTTGAGTTTGCGAACGGCTCCCAAGTGCCATAGGTAGGCGATCCGCCAGGGTTGTCGTCCGTCGATCTGACGTACAGCTCAGCATTGGTTTCTGACAAGTCATCAGCATCAATGTCATTCCAAACGTCGATTAGCTCACTGCGAGAATCCCAGAAGTCGTCAGGGTTAATCGACTTCATCTGCAAGTTGGCTAGCAGCTCAACGTCATAGACAGCGCCCATGTCAAGCGTGTTGGCAAAAATGTAGTTGCCTGTACTTTGAACACCGCCAAAAAAGTCCAAATTGGTAACGGCGTCAAAATCAGCAATCGAGTCAATCAAGCCTTTGCCTGACAAGGTGATGCCGCCCTCTGTAACACTGTTGAACGACTGCGAAAACGTGCCTGTGAAATTTGGGCTTTCTGTGTACGTCTGAACAACCTCTAAATCCTGCGGCTCTGGCAGTGCAACTAGAACTTTGGGGATGCCGGACTCAGCTGCATAGTTGTCAACAGAATCTTTTGCGCGGACAAGGTAGTGCCCACTCAACAAAGGAACAATTTTTCTGGTTGAGCTGCCGTTGACAGCTGGGACAATCTTTTCTGACTGTGACCACTTAATGTCCCCTGTGGTCCTTGGGTTGTGGCGGATCTCAACCGTTCCGCCGATCTTTACATCAAGGTCAGTTGCTTCAGGCCAGTGCAGCTCAGCAGTGTGCTGATCGATTGGCGTGATGTTCAGCGCAGCAATGTTGCTTGGCGCTGTGCTTTTGCCAACGGTCGCAATCGTGCCGACTGTTGGAGCTGAACGCCGCCTGCCTGTTTGCTCTACGTCTAACCCATAACCAATCGCGGTAACTCTGACTTCGTAAACGCCCCTTTGTGTGTCTGGGATGGAGAACGCAGTGCTAGTGACAAAACGTGACTCCGGTGCATCATTGTCAAGGCGGAATTCAACTTGATATTCATTTGCCCTTGGCGACTGCTGCCAACTGACAGCTACACGCTGCAGAACCTTGTCGCCCTCTTCGTAGAGGATTTCTTCCAACTGCAGGTTGGTTACAGGGTCTGGTTTTTCAGCTAACTGTGTTACGTCACGGGGGCTGAAGCTTTGCTCTGCCTCAATAGCTGCATATTTACGGCTGTCGTGCGCTAAGGCTGTTACACCGTAAGTTGCTTCATTTTCGACAACACTTAAGACGCGCCATGTACTTAACAAAAGCTCGTCGTAACCAATCGTAAAAGCAGAGCCAGCTACAGGCGCACTGTTTAACGTCGAGCCAGGGGTGATTGTGTTGCCAACAATCGTTGATCCACTAACCACCTGCACTTCATAAATTAACGCCCCTGTTCTGGGATCTGTCTTTGCGGAACCGTCGCCATTCCGACCCTCTGTAATTACATTCAGAACAAAGCTGCTGGGCGCTTGTGCCCCGAACATGTCAACGTCACTCCGATCCAGCTTGACTGATGTTGTCGTAGAGCCCGAGGAGATACGGCCAGCGACTGTTTTGCCTGCGCGGACAGGATCGCTGATCTTGACTAGATCACCTGGCCTAACTGTGATTCCAGCGGCAATGTCAGTCTCAAAGCTGCAAACCTCAGTTTCATGGTGCGCTGTGTAGAGGAACCATTTGCCTAAACGATTTGCCTGGGCACGACTGGTGCAAGCAAACGCCGTGATATTTTGCTTGTTGTAGCCGTACTTTCTTACTGGCTTGAATGCTGTATCAGCTAACTCGACAAGCTCGTTAGCAAAGCCTCGAAGGTTGTTGTCAAAGTATTTAACCGAGACACATGTCGGCCGATTTTTCAGGCTTGATCCTGAGTAACTGAAGCCAGCCTGAGTCACGTTTGACTGGTTAAATGTGTAGGCAAAAACGTCAGGCGCATCCTGAGAAACAGTTATTCCTCCAACTTCCCAGAAAGGCATTGCCCTGAAAACAGAGCACATTTCCTGAATCAGCTTGAAAGCGTCCGCCTGTGTTTGCAGGAGAACATTGCAGCTAAATCGTGGTTCGCCTTCGATCAGCTCTCCACAGTATTCGCTAGCTTTTTTGAAGCTATACAGGTCAAGATTGCTAGCAGTATCAGACGCACCATTGAAGTTACCCGCAGCATCTTTGGCCCGCTCTTCTGGTGTAAGAACTTGCGAGCCTAATCCGTACCTAGTGGATGTCAACAAGTCATAAAGTATAAACGGGGGATCTGTTGTCCATTCTCTAGTTGTTTTTAACGTGCCATTAAAAGGCGTACTGGCGTCGTACTCCAACGATCCATCAGCACGCACTGTTGCGTTGTGTGGGATGCGCACTTTAATTCCCCGTATCTTGTAACTACGTTGCGGAATACTTGGGAACTGCTGAGCATCAAATTTAAGACCGACAACAGCACTGTTTGGGTATCGCGTCTTTTCGCCAACCCTTTCTGTGTAGTCGTACCAAATCAAGTCATCCGTTTTAGACACAGTGTCGTCATGGAACTCATGACCAGTTCTTGTCAACCGAATATCAACAGGGAAAGCAGTGCCTGCTTGGACTTTTGCCTCATCTAAAATAATGAGATGCCTTCGCTGATACAGGTCAGGTGAATAGCCTTTGAGCTGAAATTCGCCGTTGCCCAGATAGCTGTCGTAGAAATCAAAATCACCAAAATCAACAGGGCTGTAGCCGTTGCCTTGGTATTGAATTTCAACCTTGTAGGAGATATGCACGGCTCTTACCCTGCCGTCATCTTTCGCCACCGTCATGGACGGAGAGCCAATCGTGATACGAACGCTTGTCACGTCGGTATCAGTAATTTGCCGGGTCACTGGCGTTGCTGTTGCCCCTGCCGCTACATCTTTATCAGTTCTGCTTGTTGAGCCGCCATAGAGAAAAAAGTTGCCTTCATTGTCGCCAATGTCAGCTTTCGTAAGCTCGGCATTTACTACAAGTGTTTTTTGGTTAAGTATCCCAATGCTTTGCAGGTTTGTTTGCGTTTGCGTGCCCAAGCGACTTTCAAACGTCGCATCACGCATATCAAAATTCATCTGTTCAATAATACTTGCATCTGTTTTCTTGCTGGTTGCAGTAACAGTGGCGCTAGCACCAAGCACAGGCGTGTTATTAAAAAACGTATCTTTGAGAGACGCCAAGTTGTAGGCTTCCGATCCAACAGTCAAACCGCTTGCAGACGGGAAGCCCTCAATTTCGCCTTCACTCAGCAGGTCAACGAGCCTGGCAACCTGTCTTGACTCAAGATTATCCTTGGGCATTACTCAAGCTCCTCGACGTTCAGGCCAGCCGATACAACAACACTACCGACGATCACCTCTCCGTAGGCAACCGGGACGGGGACGCCTTCTCTGCCAACGTTTTGAATGCCGGAAAAGCTGAAGTTGTTGCGCGGATCGTTGTCTGTCTCAGGTGTAGGCACTGTGGGCGATAGCAGGCCAGCAACGCCGACTAAAGCTAGTCCGATACCAATGTTGCCTACTGCTGCAGATATGCCTGCACCGCCAGAAAAACCAGTTAAACCCAAGCTAAGCGAAGCACCGCCAGTAGCAAACGCCAAACCGACCAAAGCAAAACCAGCAAGAGCAAGGACAATGTTTCTGAATGGATTAGCCCCGGTCACAACAGGAATAATCCTGATGTCATCGTCAACCATTAACGGGTAGCTGAGCTGTTCTGGAGATTGCCCTAGCTCCAGCGTATGCGGACCAACGCAAACGGTGTAGTAACCCTCGCCCATGACTGAGCGCAGCTCAGGGAAGTTGCACAACAAAAACCGGATTGCCTCAGCCGGTGTCCTCGCTACCGCTTCAAAAACTTTCTGACCGCAGTGCTCCGCCAGGTGCCCATACAGCCTGATTTTGCGAAGCATTGCCGTCACTCGCCATGCCCTTTGATTCTACCGATGACTCAAGGGTCGATCTTTAGCCAGCTTTGATCTTCCATTCCATAGATAAACCACGGCAGACCGTATTGAGTGCAAGCCTTTTTGTCGGGCTTGCTGGGCAATGCAGGCGCGCCGGGATGACTATGGACAACAGCAAGCACCTTGCCGGTGTCTTCTGCAGCCGCATAGCCCATAGGGTCAAGGACAAAAACGTCATCCTCATTGCTTAGGTTCTTGCACGGCCAATAGTGCTCAGCGCCGTCAAGCATGACAAGC